GTCTAGGTCTTCTGGCCGTAGCCCACACGCTTCGCCCCGGCGTAGCCCCCGGAACGCGATCAGGTGGAAGAGCGCGTACAGGTCGTCACCACTGATCGAGTCCAGGAACGCGCCGGTTTGCGCGGGTGTCCACACCATGACCGGTGACGGCTTCCTCCCCGTGGCCTGCCATTGTGCGATGCGGTCCTCCGTCCATACCAGACCCTTGGGCCGCCTCACAGAATCGATCTCCACATGTGCGGCAGGGTTGAACGTGATTAACCCCTGGGCTATCGCATCGTTAAGGGCCGCGCGTAGGGTCGCGCGGATGTGCCTACGCGTTGTGGGTCCGGTTACGCGCCGAAATGGGGGCATCTCCGCAATAGCGGCACGCGCCGTACGGCGACGCTGCCGCCCCTTGAGTGTCTTAAGCTCATCGACGGCGGCGTGCCGTAGCGCGTTCGACTCTTCAATCTCGATGTTTTGCTCAGCGATACCAGCGAACATCTCTTTTAGGTGAGACACCCTAAGCCGGTCTAGGCGAATGTCTCCGATGCGCGGCTTTAGGTGAATCCGAATGTCCTGGGCATACCGCTCTATCGTCTTTCTGCGGACCTTGCGGCCCGAGATCCACTCGTCCAGCCACTCACCGACCGTGATCTTCGCGGTCAGTGACTGCCCGCTGTGGAGCTTGCGCCTCGTCTCGTCCAGGTCGGGCAGTGGTCCCCCACTGGATGCGACACCCGCCAGTAGGTCCCCGATGCGCTGCTGTCCGTCTGCGTCGTCACTGTCAGGCAGCGCCAGCAGCGCCCGTAGGGCGTCAAGGTCGACCTGTGCTTCCGTGCCGGTCGTGTAGCCGGACCGGCGGAACGTGCGCCGTTCGCCGTCCCCTGTCGGCGGCAGCTCCTGACGGACGCCCCAGGTGCCGTGACGGCGTTGGTTGAGCTTCGGGCACGACTGTCCGTACTGTTTGCCTGTCTGTGGATCGCGGCAGGCACAGCGGCGGAATGTTGATCCTCTCAAGGTTTCTCCTAGTGATGATAGTTGGTACCACATTGGTACCTTGCTGGTACCAGCAAGGTACCAACTATCATGAGGTCGTGGAAGGGCAGAGAGTAGGCGCTGAGGACATGCAGGAGCTTCCCCCAAAGCCAAGGGTGAGGGAAGAGAGGCGAGATCGGCAGGTCAAGATTCGGCTCTCGGGCCGGGAGGTCAAAATCCTAGAGGAACGGCGACCGGACCTTAAGGCCGCCGGTATTGTCTCTTTGCTGGTTGATGATGTGCTAGAGGGTCGCCATAATCCTTCATGGATGCTCCGATCGGACGACACTGACCCCCAATAGTTCAAGGATGGCCGGGACCGGAACGATATAGTTGCGCCCAACGCGGATGACCTGTACAGGGAATTCTTCTTGCTGGGCGAGTGTGTAGGCTTTGCTACGGCCGATGCCGAGGATTGATCCGGCCGTAGCAATATCCGTTGTTAAGCCGAGTCCGCGAACAGACTCAATCGTCCAGGGCTGACTAGTAGCGTTTTTGGACATGCATCTCCCCAAGGCGCTTGCGTAAACGAGGGTTTCCGGGGCTACCAAAGCCCTTCAGGGCCGAGGTTCGCCGCGTACACAGCCCTGTCAATCGGCATCACCAAGCCCTTAAAGTGTTTGCCGATTTTGACTAGTACGGGGTCGAGTGGCTTCTTCCCGAACAGCAGATCCGCCATTCGCGCTTTATCGGCGGTCCGAACTTTGCCGAACCGGGCCAACAGGGCGGGGTCAACGCAGAGGACGCCAACCCCCGCGCCAAAGCCTCCGAATCAACAGTCAAAGTAGTCAAACGTTCTCCCTTCGCGCGCCAATGTTGCTCTATTCGCAATCGTTTACCGAAACAAACGTGGGGTATTCCTTGGTGGCAGCATCCCTCAGGTGCACGTCCTCAAATTCGGCAGCAATCCTCTCGGCAAGCCGTTGCGCCGCTAAAGCCCCCGCAGCAGCAAACTCCCGCTCGACCGCGTTGACGGCGGGCGGGTAGAGCCGGTGCGCCCGAAAGGGGCGTAGCGGCGATCTGAGGGCCGACAGTGGGGTGGTCATCCTGGGTGCTCTCCTTCGCGGTCTGCCTAGGCGAGCGTCTGCCTTGGCCGGCTGACACTTCCAACCTAAGTTTGAGGGTCAAAGATTGGGCCCCATCGGGGGCCCTAGCTGCGGAGGGACCACCATAGCAGCCGCTGCAACACCCCCCTTCGCGAAGCAGTGACCTAGGTCACAGCAGGTTCCACGCCCAGCCATATGGGTTTGGGCGTGGTTATTAAGGGTGAGGGGGTTTTTACGGGAGGGAGGGGAGGGAGCGAAGGCGACCGACCCGACCGACCCAACAGTGACCTACCAGTGAGGGCAGCCCCTAGGCTGCCCAACAGTTACAGGGCAGCCCCTCAAGGGCTGCCAACAGCAGTAACTACCACTACAGACTACTAACCAGGTTGGCAGCCCTTCGGCTGCCAACAACAGAACCAACCACTAACTACGGCAGTCCCTAAGGGCTGCCAACAGTAACTAAACAACAACAGCAGTAACAGTAACTACTGTTGGCAGCCCCTTCGGCTGCCAACCAACAGTAATAACCAAACAGTTCTACTCAAACAAGGGCAGCCCCCAAGGGCTGCCTAGTAGTAACAACTAACCACTACAGCGGCAGCCCCAAAGGGCTGCCTACAGTAACAAACCACAGCTTTTAGCTACTACTGTTGGCATTCCCCAAAGAATGCCAACCAACAGAACCAACCACTGTCCCGCAAAGGCAATGAGTTACAACACCTGCACCATCTGCAAACACCTCATACCCCACGGCACCACCAGGTGCCCAACACACCAGCCGAAGCCGTTCGCCACCGCCCAACGGTCGGAGGCGCACAACCGCACTCACCCCCCAATCTGGTATTCCGCACAGGCAGCCCGCGCGAAACGCGCGTTCCTCGCCGACCATCCGGTGTGCTGGGAATGTGGAGCACCCTCAACACACGTAGACCACATCATCCCCACATCCACACCGGAAGGCCGGAGGCGGCTTATGGAACCGTCGCTGTGGCGACCTCATTGCGCCCCCTGCTCGAACCGGCAGGGGGCCCGGTTAGGGGCCCAACGACGAATCGAGAACCGTGCGACCCCGCCCGGTGAAAGAGCCCCCGGGCTCTGACACAACAGTCTAGCTGTGCGGGGGTTCGTGCACTGGGTTACGCATTCCATACAGAAAACCCCACAATATAGTCTGCTCAGGAAATGCAAACCCACAACCCCCAACCCCGAAAGGGGGAAAGGGGCAGAAAAACTTTCCCACAAACTTCACCCACTCCCGCTGCTTTAGGCTCGTTTTTGTGTCTGCACATTTTCCCGGGTTTGTGGGAATTGGTTCGGGAGTTCAATTTGTTTGAGGGGTGTTTGGTGTGGCGGATAGGAAGAGTCCGGATCTGAAGGTGTTGCGGGGGAATCCGGGGAACCGTGCTGTTTCTGCGCCGGGGTCTGTGACTGGTCGTCCTTCACCGCCGGCTGATTTGTCGGGGGAGGCGTTCGCCGAGTGGGCACGCATCACAACGTATTTGGAACGGGTCGGCCGGATTGAGTCCGTGGATTACGCCGCACTAGTGGTGTATGTGTCGGCGTGGGCTTTGTTTGATGGGGCGCGTCGAGCCTTGGATGAGCATGGGCCCCTGGTGGTGGGCCGCGATGGCGGCCTGGTCAAGAACCCTGCTGCTCAGGTGATGCGGGACGCATCCGATGTGATGCTCAAATTTGGTGGCCGGTTCGGGTTTACGCCTCGGGACCGCCAAAATTTGGGGATCGGCGCGGATGATGGCGCGGATGAGCTGGACGACGCCCTCGGCGCTCTGTGAGCCGGTTTGCGGCCCGGAGGGCGCGGCGTGGTTGCAGGGAGGGGCACAACATGAATCCGAGTCGTGAGCCAGTGAAGACGGCTACGCCTCAATGAAGGGCACCCCTCCCCGCGCTTCCACCGTAGCCCAGCACTCCGGTTTGTCAACTCCTGGGGCCGCCAAGGCTCGACAGCGACAGCGACTGCCTGTCTCACCGCCCCAGGCCCCGTTTTGACGACGCCCCTTCCGACCCCTGCCCCCTTGTGGGGGTATGTCGCTGCCGCCCTGTGAGGGCGGGCGTGGACGCACGCGGGCTCAGAAGTGGGGGTGGGAAGCAATCGCTTCCCACCCCCACCCCTTTTCTGCCGTTCGGTCGACAGCATCCCTTTGGGTGGTGAGAATTGCTGCGCACTTTTTCGTTTGGTGGAGGTGTCCAGTCAACTGCCGCTTTAGTGCTTGCCGCTAAGGGCGTAATTGACTTCCCGGTATTTTTGTTCGCTAACGTTGGCGACGATTCGGAAGATCCAGCAACGCTCGACTACATCGCCGAGCACGCTAGACCGTTTGCGAAGGCTCACGGGATCGAGCTGCACGAGCTGCACAGGGCGCGGCAGCGTGGGCCACACGCGGGTGAGACGGAGACGCTGTACGGCCGGCTTACCCGGCCGGGTTCGCGGTCGTTGCCGATCCCGGTGCGGATGTCGAACGGGGCCCCGGGCACGAGATCCTGCACAGCGGATTTCAAGATCAGGACCATTGGCCGGTGGCTAAAGGAACACGGGGCCAGCTCAAGCAGCCCCGCCACGGTGGGGATCGGGATCTCACTTGACGAGGTTCACCGTGTGACCAACCGGCGGTGTGAGCCGTACGAGCGGCCTGTGTATCCGCTGTTGGATCACACGCCGCCGCTACGTCGCGCTGACTGTGTGGAGATCATCCGGGGTGCCGGTCTGCCGGGACCGCCGAAGTCGGCGTGTTGGTTTTGTCCGATGCACCGGCCGTTGGCGTGGGCGGAGATGCGCCGGGACCGTCCAGCCCTGTTTGCTCGTGCGTGCGACCTTGAGCGGACGCTGAACGCGCGGCGGGCCGAGCTGGGCAAGGATCCGGTGTGGTTGACGAGGTATAACGCCCCGTTGGGGGTGGCGGTGGGTGAGGCTGGGCCGACGTTGCCGTTCGACGCAGACGAGGATGCGCCGTGTGATAACGGCGCGTGCTTCACGTGACACGTGCTGGGTGGTAACGTCGATGCCCCCACTATGGGGATAGCGGAGTGGTGTTTGTTGCTCCGAGGATTCCAACGCTGTTGAGATGGCGCGCTTGGCGCGGGCGGGATCGCCCGCGCCACCTGAACCCTAATCGTGTGAGGGCGCTACCGTGTTGGACGAAGAGCAGAACAACCCGTTCTATTTGCGTGGGCGGATTTTCGCCGTGTTGGAGTCTTTAGAGGACCGGGCGCATCCCAACAAAAAGCCTTTTCCTAGCTACTTTCACCGTTGCTTTGCTCTTGCTGCCCAGTCACCTGATGCTGCGCTTGCTCAGGGCCACTTGCAGCTAGCGGGCTGGTTGGGGCGGCTGAACGCTGCGGAGGCGGAGGCCTACCGGAGGCGTCTGCGGGAGCTGCATGACCGCCTGGACGGTCCTGCCGAGCCGTTCTGCGGGCCAGAGGATGGATCGCGGTTCCAGCTCGGCTATTTTCATGAGCAATCGGCGGAGCTGCGGTCGGCGTAGTGCAGTGTTCAGCCCCGGAAGGCACTTGCCTTCCGGGGCTGAGTTGTTGGGGCTAGCGGGTTGTGGGTGCTGTGATCTGGTTGGTGTGGAGGGCGTGCCCAGTCTTGGTGTGCTTGAGTGTGTAGCTGTGCAGCCCGAGCCCGCCTTCGACCAGGGTTGCGGAGTTCGTTCTCACGTGGGTCACCGTCCACTCTCCTTCGTAACCGTCAACGGTCACGATGTCGCCACGCTTGAAGTCGCTCATGTTGGCCCCCTCGCTATGCGTTGTCGCGTCTGCGGACCTCAGCGCTCACCTTAGCGATGAGCTGGTCGTAGTCGTTCGCACACTGCCGAAGCATTTCGGCTTGATCCCGCGCAGCGTTCGCCACGGCGACGTTAGGGGCGAACGGAAGAACTTCGGTGCCGGATTCGACCTTTGCGGCGATGTCTTCAAGCGCAGCGGTGTGCTGTCGGGTCGACTGGCGCTGATCGAGCAGCGCAAGCTTGATTTCTTCAAGTTCGCGGGTAGTGAACATCTGTTGCTTCCTCCTAGCGGGTTGGTTGGGTAGTGTCTTGGCGCTGCGTCAGTGGCGCTTCTTGAGGTTGGTAATCCAGTGCGGGGCGCGCCGATGGCCGCTTCGCCCCCGCTTAGTTTCCGCCGAAATGGCTTTGTCCTGGACGTTGCACTTTTGGCCCCACGGGGTGACGAACACTTCAGCGATAATCTCATGTCCGAGTACCGCGCAAGCGAACCAGGCTATCCGCTTTCGCTCGTGAATCTCGGCATCCCAATCGTGGAGGACACCGGACCTAAGGGTCCGGACCACTTCGAGGATTTCCTGGTCAGTGTTGACGTACAGTGCATCACCTTCGGTGGAGCCGGTGATGTCTAAAGAGTTTCCTAGCGCGTCCCGGGCGAAGATTACGTAGCGGGGCATCTTGGTTCCTTCCGTGTTCCTTGCTGACAGGCACCATTGAAACTTAGGTTGGAAGTAGATGTCAACCCCAGCGGGGGTAGATCCTGGCCGGAGGGGGGGCGGGTTGTGCTACCGATAGCCGACCACGGGCCCGGCAACCCGGCCGATGGCGTGTTCCGTTTTGATCATCGTCGTGCGGATCGTGTCGTCCGGTTTATTCAGCGGCTGATTGTGCACACTAAGGGCCGGTACGCTCGCCGGCCGTTCCTCCTGGCGGGGTGGCAGGCTGATGAGATCATCCGGCCCCTGTATGGGACGGTCGCCCATGATGACCAGCACGCGGAATGGGCCCGCCAGTATCGGATTGCGTGGCTTGAGATGGCCCGTAAAAACGGTAAGTCGGAGATCCTGTCTGCGCTGGCGCTCTATCACCTTGTGGGGGATGGGGAGGAGTCGGCAGAGGTTTACAGCGTTGCAGCCGACCGGGACCAAGCCTCCCTCGTTTTCAACACGGCTAAACGCATGGTCGAACTATCCCCGGTGCTGTCCAAAAGCATTGAGGTCATCGACAGCAAGAAGCGGCTCGTACACACAAAATCCAATAGTGTGTATGCGGTTTTGCCGGGGGATGCTGCCGGGGCCCTAGGCACCAACCCGAGCGCGGTTTTGTTTGATGAGGTGTTGACTCAGCGGGACCGGCACCTGTGGGACTCCATGAGGCAGGGTTTCGGTACCCGGAAAGAGCCGTTGCTGATTGCTGCGACGACGGCGGCGTACACGTCGGCCGCGTTTGCGTTGGCGGAGCACGAGTACGGACTACGGTTGGTCGACAAACCGGAGCTGGACCCTTCCCGGTTCGTGTTTATCAGGGGGGTTCCTCGGGATGCTGATTGGCGGGATGAAGGCAAACCGCCATCCCCGAAACATCCGAAGGGCACCGGCTGGTATCTGGCTAACCCCGCTTTGGGTGACTTTCTAAATATCAACAGTCTTCGTGCGGAGGCGAGGGAGGCTGCGGAAAAGCCTTCCGCGCAGAACGCCTTCAGGGTGTTTCGGCTCAATCAATGGGTCAGCCAGGCTGACCGGTGGCTCGACATGGCCGTGTGGGACGCGAACGGTGAACCCTCGTTCGGCCCTGAGGATTTGCGTGGCCGGAAATGCGTTGCCGCACTCGATCTAGCTAGCACTCAGGATTTCACCGCGTGGGTACTCCTGCTTCCCGGTTCTCCTACGGACGCCACGGCGGACGGCTACACGGTGCTGCCCCACTTCTTTTTGCCCCGGCCGACTGTGGCGTCGAGGAGCGCCATTAAGGACCGGTTGGAGCAATGGGAGCGAGACGGGTTTGTGACGGTCACTGAGGGGCCCACAACGGACTACGGGGCGATCCTGGAACACATCACCCGGGACGCTGAGACGTTCAATATCAACCTGGTTGGTTTTGATCCGTGGAACGCGACGCATCTTGTGAGTTTGATTGAGGATCGGGGGCAGGTCACGGTTAAGGTTCCGCAAACGGCACCCCGGTTGAATGATCCGTGTAAGACCCTTGAGTCGGCGTTGGCGGAGCGGCAGCTTTGGCACGGCGGAAATCCGGTGCTGCGGTGGATGGCCGATAACGTCGAGCTGGAGGTTACCGGTGACGGTTTGATGAAGCCGTCTAAACGGCGGAGCGGTGAGAAGATCGACGGTATCGCCGCTTTGGTGTCTGCGCTGTTTGTTGCCGCGATTCCTCTTCCCGAGGATGCGGAGGTTTCGTTTATCGATTTTGACAGCTATCGGGTTGATGCGGCGGGGGTGACGAGTGATGAGGGTAGCGCGTTGGCGGAATTTCTGGCTGCGCTTGATGCCGACGATTAGCGCCCACCGGGCGACGGGGTTGCAGGTTGCAGGGTTGGCGGCGATCACGGGGGCCGGGTTCGTCCTGGCGGCGTGGCTCGGGCTGCTTGTCGGTGGTGTCCTGCTGTGCCTCTGCGGATGGGCGGTGGATGACGAGTGAGCCTGTTTTCGCGGATCGAACGACGGGCGTACACGCACAGCCCCAAGGCTGTGTGGGATACGGACGTGGAGAGTCCACCTCGGTCGACGGGCTCGGGCGTGCCAGTGGGCCCGGACCAGGCTCGGACGCTAGCGGCCGTGTGGGCGTGTCAGTCCCTGATCGCGGACGGCGTCGCGTCTCTACCAGTAGATGTTTTCCGGCGAGTGCGGGCTACAGGCCGGCGGGAACCCGTCGCCCCTCCGGCCTGGTTGTCTCGCCCAAATCCAATTGAGCAACAGCCGTACACGTTTTGGCACAAGGTTATGGTCAGTCTTGTTGGTGAGGATGGGAACGCGTTTATTCGCACCGTCCGTGACGACTCGGGCCACATCATAAGCCTGTTTGCGGTAGATCCGAAATTGGTGCACGTTGACGATTACTCTCCGGTCCCGAGATTTCATGTCGGAGGCCAGGAGTTTAACGATCGGGAGCTGCTGCACATTCCGGCGTTCACCAAGCCAGGGAAACGGCGCGGACTGTCCGTTATCGACTATGCCCGTGAAGCTATCGGTTTGGGTTTAGCGGCCGAGGAATTCGGGGCACGGTTTTTCGCCCAGGGCACGACATTGAGTGGTGTTGTGGAGCATCCGGGTAACCCTAAACCGGGTGAGGTTGCTGTGTTGGCTCGGATGCTGCGGAAGAGTCACGCTGGCGTGAAGAAGAGTCACGCTGTCGGTATTTTGACTGGTGGGGCGTCGTGGAAGTCGATTTCGGTTACACCGGAGCAGGCACAGTTTTTGGAAACCCGCCGGTTTCAGAAGCTTGAAATCGCGGCCCTGTATCGCGTGCCGCCGCACATGCTCGACCCCACAGTGCAATCCTCGTGGGGAACCGGCGTCCAGGAGCAAAACAAATTTTTTGTCGACTACACGCTTATCCCATGGCTTGTACGCCTGGAACAGGCATTCTCAACACTTCTGCCAGCGAGTCAGTACATCAAGTTCAACGTTGACGCGCGGTTGCGTGCGTCAACGGCGGAGCGGTTCGCTACGCATGTACAGGCGGTCAATAACGGGATTATGTCTTTGGATGAGGTTCGGGAGTTGGAGGATCTGCCGCCAATCCCGGACGGTCGGGGCGGTGGCTTTGTGCGTCCGTTGAACGTCGGTGAGCTGGGCGTGAGGGGTGGTGATGATGGAACGGCGGATACTCCGCTCTGAGGTGACAACCCGGTCGGCCGATGAAAACCGGCGCATAATTGTCGGATACGCGTACACTTTTGGTGCGCGTAGTGAGGATCTGGGCGGCTTCCGGGAGACGATTGCCAACGGTGCCGGTCGAGAATCGATCGGCCGTGATGATATTCGGGCGCTTGTCAACCATGACGCTAATCTGATTTTGGGCCGGAATCGTGCGGGAACCCTGAAACTGTCCGAGGATTCGACCGGGCTGCACTACGAAATTTTGGCGGATGAACGGCAATCGTATGTGCAGGACCTACTTATCTCACTAGAACGGGGTGACGTAACCCAATCCTCGTTTGGTTTTCAGGTTCCGCCTGATGGTGATGAGTTGATCCAGGATTCGGGCGGCGGGGCGCTTCGCGTCGTCCGGGAGATGCGGCTATTTGATGTATCGCCTGTGACGTATCCGGCGTACCCATCCAGTCAAAGCATGGTGAGCAAACGGGCGCTTGATCGTGCGGCGGCATTCGCTGCGTCCAGCCGCCCGCAGCTTCTGCCGGATGTTGAGGGCGACGCTTTGAGGATGCGCCTACGCCTCGCCAACTGCGCACCATAGTCACAACACAGGTAGGGCTCGCCCCGGCCGGGGTGAGCCCTCTTCTTATGCCCATTTCAAGGATGAGGTTTAGGTCTTATGGATTTCGAGAAGGCGGCTAAGGCTGCCCTTGAGAAGCGCGCTAAGGCGTCCGCCGAGCTACGGGCGGTTTACGATGACGGCGCGCTTTCTGTGGCGGAGCGGGACGAGCGAGCGGCTCGGATTAACGCCGACATTGACGCCCTGTACGCGGAAGCTGAAGGGTATGTTAAGAGTGCGGAGCGGGAGGCGGAGCATCGGGCGCTGAACGAACGTGCAGCGAAGTTGGCCACTACGGCGGGTGGTGAATCCCGGGGCGGTGTGAACGCTGAGGCGCACAGTTTGCGGGCGTTGGCTCGCGGCGAGGTTCCGGCGGTGGATTTCGACCTCCGTACCGCCACGTCGGGCGATCCAGCGAACGCCGGTAGCACTGCGCCTCCGACGTTTGTTGCAATGGTGTTGGAGGCTATGCGGGAGCGGTCGCAGTTTTTCGGCCGTGCCCAGATTTATACGACCGATGGCGGCGAGAATCTAGAATTCCCGGTTAAGAATGCCATGAATCCGGCTACCCCCGTCGTGTCGGGTGCGGCCCGGATCACGGAGAACACCTCCTACCCAAAGGGCGATCAGGCGTGGGACAGGACGGTTATCGGGGCCCACAAGTTCGGCGTGATCGTTGAGGCAACTACCGAAATCGTTGACGATTCGGCGCTTCCGATCCTGTCCATTCTCGCGAATGATGCGGGTGAGGCGGTGGCGGATGCTGCCCTAGCCGATTTGATGGTTGGTGATGGCACGAATAAGCCGTGGGGTTGGATTACCCGCGCCACGGGCGCGGTGAACGCCGACGACCTCGGCAGTGTCACGTTTGATGACCTGATGGATTTGCAGTATTCGGTGACTGCCCCGTACCGGCGTAATGGCGCCTACCTGTTCAACGATCTTGCCATCGCGTATTTGCGGAAAATCAAGGACGGTGACGGCCGCTATCTGTGGCAGCCCGGCCTGACGGCCGGTGAGCCCGACTCGATTCTCGGCAAGCCAGTCATGACGGACCCCAATATTTCCGTCTCTGGCGCTGGCGCGAAAGTCGGCGTCTTCGGCGACCCGTTCAAATACATGATTCGGCAGGTTCGGAACTTGCGTGTAATCCGCTCGGACGAATACGGCTTTGACCGGGACGTGGTGGCGTTCAAGGTTACGTGGCGCGGTTCGGGTGACCTCCTGGACGTGAATTCAGTGAAGGCGCTAACCGTCACTGCCTGATTTGTTGGGGAACGGGACTACGGTCCCGTTCCCCTCGTCTTTAGAGGGAGGTTTAATGCGGATTCGCATTTCACAACCGGTGCCGGGAGTCACGTGCGGGCAGCGTTTGACCACGGGTGACATCGCAGATTTGCCGGCGGGTTTGGCCGTGTCCCTCGTGGCGGACGGCTACGCCGTCCTGGCCGACGTGGAGGACGGGAGGCGGACCCCGGCGGATGTGCGGGAGACAGCGGCGGCGCGTCGCCCAGGTCGTCCCCGGCGGGCGGGGTGATCTCTGGTGCGCTTTCTCGCCGGTCGGCCGGTGACCTTGAGGCACCGGTTTACGGATGGAGACGATGTGCTGTCTCCGTCTGCTGTGACGGTCACTGTGATGCGGGCCGGCAGCACTGACCCGATCGTTGAGGGTCCGGCCGCCCCGGACGGGGACGGCTGGACGCTGCCGGCCGGGTTGCTCCCGATGGGGCGGTACGCCGTCCGATGGGATGGCGGCAGTGCCGCCGTGGACGTGACCGGGGCGGAGGTTGTTGGGGGTCGCCTGTTCGGTGTGCAGGAGCTGCGGGCGGCAGATCCGGAGCTGACAGTCGAGCGGTGCCCTGCCGGAGTGGTGGAGGCAGCGCGTACCACGGTGGAGTCTGAGTTTGAGCGGATCACCGGACGCTCGTTTGTGCGTCGGTTGCTGCATATCCCGGTTGGGGAGCTGCCGGAGTGCGGCCATCTGTTGCCTGTGCGGGATGTGGCGGAGGTGGCCGTCCTCGGGGTGGAGCCCGGACCGGTGACAGTGGAGCGGTTGGGGGTGTACGCGTACGCGCCGGAGCTGCCGGACGGGACAACCGGTGTGGAGATCCTGCACGGGTTGTCGTCCGTTCCGGACGGCATCAGGCGGGCTGGGCTGCTGTATGCCCGGTGGCTGCTGTTGGAGGACCGGTCGGGCATCCCAGACCGAGCCACCAGCTACCAACCGGCAGACGGCGGAACCTACTCGTTGTCAACGCCCGGCCGCGCCGGGGCCGAGACGGGGCTGCCGGCGGTTGATGCTGTGCTGGCCGGATACCAGCACCGGGTTATCGAGTCGGTGATGGTGACATGAGCACTAATGCGATCGCTGTCAAAGCCGCACTTAAGGACATGTTAGCGGCAATGACTGTTGTTGTTTCTGATGATGTGCAGGTGACCTACGGGTATCCGACGCGTTCACCTGAACGCCGTTGGGCGGTTGTCGGCGAAATTAGTTGGCAATCTGCACAGTGGGCAACCAACAGGAACCGTACCGAGGAGTTCGCGGTCATGGTCGTGTTCTCGGTGCAATCCCCGGGCGGCACGTCGGCCGAATGTGAGGCGTACGCGGTTCGGTTGGCGGCTGAGTTTGAGGATTTGCTACGGGCCGACCCCTCCATTGGGGGACGCTGCATCACCTCGGGTTTCACGCCCCGGAATCTCAAGTCGTGGCCGATCGATGGCGCGTATGAGTGTCAGTTTGAGACGGAGGTACGCGCCACATGTCGACCGTAACCGTGATCGTGGTGTATAAGGGTCATGCTCCCGCCGTTGCCGGCGGGGG